TGTCCATGACTAAAAAGACCCAAGGTTACTTGGCTCGCAAGGCAGGCCAGGACGCAGCAAGCCGTGCGGCTCTTGAAGGCGCGACGGGCGTACTAAAGTTGATGTCCAACAAGCAACTTCGTCAAATGCGTATTATCTCTAAGGCGATCAATGAAGCCACCATTCGCACAGAAAGCCGTGTCTCTCAGACAGGTGATGACATGGAAGTGTTCGGCAGCGCCTACCACTCAGAGATGGAAGCGTCACTTGTAGATATTTACAAAACTAAAATGAAAGACTTCTCCGAAGAGTTAATGACTTCGATGAACGATACGTACATGGGTGCAGAATACGGGGATATCCCTGAGATGCGCCTATCGGAAGGTGAGCTTGCTCTCAGAGCGAAGTACAATATCACAGGCGCTCGCTTAGAGAAGAAGAAGAACTTCGAACAAAATATCAAGCGCGAGACTAACCGTCAGCGGCGATCCTTCATCAAGTCTGTTAAGTCTGCGATGTTAGCTTCGGGTAAGGCAAACGCGAAAGACTTTGAAGGCGACATTATTGCAGGCACTAAGGGAAGCGATAGCAACACTTACAATTTGGAAGAGGCTGCACGGGAGTATCAACGTCAAATTGGTGCAGACGGTGCGCCAACTGCGTTCGGTAAAAAGCTCGCACGGCGCGTCCGGCACTTGATTAACACTCAAGTCGAGGACGTGAACTTGACTGAAGAGGAGCAGGCTCTTTATCACACCTGGCAATCAAGGAATGTTGGGAAGGGCGCTAAGGGAATTGCCAACGAAGCGAAGATAGAAGACTTAGCCTTTGCCATTTCTATCACCTTAGATGGCGGTGAGCTGAAAGGGGTTGCTGGCAAGCCAGAGCAAATTCAAAACATTGCACGGCATCTTATTAAGCAACGGTATGAAGCTAAAAAGAAGAAATCTGCTATCAAAAATAGCAAAGTCTCTGATGCGATTGAGATCGAAAAACTGCAAGAGGTTGGTGTTGGCTTTGAAAACGGCATACCTCAAAATTCAAACTTTACTATGCGCAGTTTCTTACGTGGCATCACTCATCGAGCTCAAGATGTGGAGTACAACGCGCGTACACTCACAGCGAGATTGGCCCGATTGGATGCTATTCTTCCGACAGGCGTTGACGATATCACATTCAAGGGCTTCCGAAAGGCTGTACGCCAAGCTGGGGTAAACCTTACTCGTGATGGAGACATTACGCAGGCGGTACGCTTGGTCTCTGAAAGCCTTTACGGGTCGAACGTGGTTTCACAGTCGTCTCGGAACATTGTTTCTAAATACGCTGCTATCATGGGCCGCGAACCAGCGGATGTATTCTCGGAGATTGTAACTGAAGGCGTTGATACGCTTTCACCGAAGACTGAAATGAAAGCTATGCACCGCGCTATGGGCATAGCTGAAGACGCCGAGGCTGTAGAAAACCTTTTCTCCGACATCGAGCTGGATGTAGTAGATGCACTCTCCTACGTCATGAATGGTTTGATAACTTCTGCGCCCGCACGAAACCGTTTCTACGGGATTACGTACGCAGAAGACTTGCTATCGAACGGATCAGCAAGAAATGGCAGCACCCGCTCACGGTACGAGAACAATGTACCGTCTGAGTATGCGAGCGATTATGCACATGAGCTGCTGGACAGCTACTCTCCATCTGCCCGCGCCTCTATTGAGGAGTTCACAGGTGGAAAAGTACGAGTGTTTTACGGAAACGGAAACAGCACTGGGATGCTCGGAAGGGGGGCGTACGTTACAGCTCGTCCAACAAATACCCTTTCTAACATAGCTGACGAGGTAATCGCATCAGCCCCAGAAGCGAACCAAGCTGATGTTGGTGACTATCTACAGGCTCTCATTGATCTTCGTGCAAAAGTAAACGCTGCTAGAATAGACCCACTGTCGTCACCAGAATACTTTGAACGCATGTACGCAATCGACGACGCCTTGTCTCAAGAAATTGGGGCTCTCGGCGCTCGTATGGATGCGAACGTACGTCCCGTATTTATTCGTGACACGACCCCAGCTATCTTTAGTGGCAAGATGAATAGCCTATCGCCAGTCGTGGAAGCTATGAAGTCTCACTATATTGCTAAGATCGCAGAAGGTGTTGACGTAAGGGAGCAAGCCAACAGGCTTAAAGAAATGGCAGGCAACTTCACGCCCGCTGAGATGTTAGATACCCTGACTGAGATCGCTGGAGGAGATCGCAAATTGCGCGAAGCAATGTCAGAGATGGGATATACTTCACTTAACATTGGTTCAGAAAAGTTAGTTCTTAAAAAGAGTGGCGTTCGTGACGTTCGTTCCCAAGCATTCGAAAACGCTACGCCTCTTCTGGGTGAAGATGATGCTGTATCCGCACTGAATGGCGCTATGGGCGTTAAGATTATGACTGGCTCTGACCCTATAAAGGTATTCGAACAGGGAGCTAAAGTTCTTGAGGCTGCTGGCGTCAGCACCAAAAGTCTTGACGGCATGGTCTCGGTGGCACGGGGCAGAGGAATGCCCAGGGAAGCGGCGATTGAGATACGCAAGGAAAACATCTACAACCCTCTTCGTTCCAACTCCAAGATTATGCGCCGCGCTGGCCTGACTTACGCGGCTGACTTCTTCGAACCTGTAGAGGGTGGCGGCGGCCACTTCGAACGTACGAACGCGCAGATGGGCAAGTTCTTAATGCCTATGACACGTTTGCTTAAAGAGCTACCCGACAGCTTGGGCGCTGCCAAAAGATACTGGCAAACAGGACCAGTGATGATGGCAGAGAGCGCATTGGGGGCAACAGGTTTTGCACCGAAGCGTAGAAACACACAGCCAACAAGCCACACGAACATCGTCTCTGCATTGCGAAATGCAGATAAGGTGACAAATTTGGTCGGCAAAGAGCTCGAAACTTACACGCACATTCGGCAGTACCTAGACAACGCCGTGGCTCGGCTTCGCGCTACGGGTAACATGGTTGGTGAGATTAAGGAGAACTACTTCCCGCAAGTTTGGAGGAAAGACCTTATTGAAGCTGATCCTGATACGTTCAAGAGAGGCGTAGCGAAATACTTCATGGTTTCGAATGCTTCCATGCAGGGCTCCAATCCAATGACGCAAATGGAAGCGATGGATCGGGCAAATCGCTTAGTCGATAAGTTGCTTGATGACGATGGCGTATTATCAAGTCCCTCTAGTAGCCTAAAGTCTGCAAGTGGTGGCAGTGAAGACGCTTTAGACTTCTCTCGTATGATGCGACTTCAAGAGTTCCCTGAGTTCTTGTCATTCGACGGACCAGATACTCTTGCGCCGTTCTTGGAAAATGACTTGCTAGTTGCAATGACAAAATACTCAGACAGCATCGAGCATCGCATTGATCTTTCGAACCAGTTCGGGGCCGCAAACCACGGCTTCCATGATTACATGGCGATACAAGCCGATCCTATGCACGGTCGCAAGACTATAGCTAAGTTGCTTTCATCAAATAAAATACTGAAGCAAAACCATTCTCGAATGGGTGGCTCTGGCGAAGGTATGCTTTCTAAAGTGTTTAGCACTGAATACTTTATGGCTCCGATTAAAGATGAGTTTGTTGCGGGCGCTGCTGCTGATGACCTTATTAAGAAAGCTGCATCTGGGGCTTCGGTTGCTGAACTTGAAGCAAACATCATGGGTCTTCTCGATAACAACATGACCAACACGCCCGAAGCCGCGCAGATGCGCAGCAACTTCTCCAAGAGAGCGAAGGCAATCGCTAACGCTCTTGTCGATACGAAGGGTCTCACGGTAGCTACATCGCAAAAGAACGTGAAGCACGCCCAGGGCTTTATGAATGCGGCAATGCGTAAACCCATCGAGGGTATGCACGGCCTGTATTCCTTTAAGGGTGCATCTAAATGGTTACGCGGTGTGAACGCTGTAACGCTACTTAGCTTTACAACACTTACGTCCTTAGCTGACTTGGCGCTGCCGCTCATTCGTACTGGTGATCTCAAGTCTTATTATACTGCTCTCAAGCAATACGCACGAGAACCCGCGTACCGCGAGATGATACGCAACGTCGGTGCGGCTACTGAGAACGCCGTCCACCAACGACTGACAGTTGCGCATGGTGTAGACAGTACGCAGTTTATGACTGGGTTCTTTAACTCTACTTTGCTCACACCCTGGACGGATGCGATGCGTAACGTGGCAGCGGCAGTAAGCTACGAACACGTCAAGGCGCAGCACCGTATTTTGCGGGAAGCTCCTTCGACACGCAAAGGTCGTATTGCTCGTAAGATTTTGCGGCAAGAGGGCTTGGAAGACCTTGTAAACGATATGAACGTGGACTTGGATTTCGTAATGGACAGCCGTGGCACACAAAGCGAGCATCCTCTTAGCGACAAGTTGGCGGCGTCACTTATCAATCTGACTAACCAGATGATCTTTACGCCTAATCCGAATGATCTGCCACTTTGGGGTCAGACACCACTCGGAGCTATTGCATTGCAGTTAAAGTCGTATCCTTTGATGATGCAGCGATTGACAAATACTGTGGTCTCGGAAGCATTTGCAGGCAACTCGCCAACCAATCGAGCAGCTAACTTCACGAAAGCTCTCGTAGGCCAGTCGGACAATAGACTTGGGCCGCTTGGCGCACTTCTCATTGCTGGGCCTGCCGCTGGTGCGGGTACAACGATGTTGAAAGATATCGTTCAAGGGCGAGGCGGTGAAGAAAACCGAGACTTCGCGCTGAGAGAGCGTAAACTTTCCAAGACTTTGACCACAGCTTTTGAGGACAACCCAGATTTAGATCGACAGTTGGGCCTGTATTTCGATGGCATGGTTGCTCTTGGCGGCATGGGCTTTGTGGGTGAGTTGTTCTACGACATCGCACAGAGCAGCGACAATGGCGTATATGGGTCAATGCGATTAGCAGAGACACTAGGTGGGCCAACGGTCGGTTTGTACAACGATGCGGTGACTGTGCTCCAAGGCGGTAGATCAATCTACGATGGCGACGACGCCAACGGACAGAGACGAGCAGCAGCTCGTGAGATCGTCGGAAGAGTTCCAGTCCTCGGTGGGGTTAGCTGGGCCAAGGAACTTGCAGTGGACAACATTGCAGGGGTACGCGGCAAAGCGGGAAGACCCTCGACTTCATCTTCCTTTGGGGGTGGTAGCTTCGGCGGGAGTTTCGGCGGCAGTTACTAAAGATCAAAGGAGATAATCGTGTTTACCCGCGATTATCTCGCTTACCCGTCCACCGTCTATATCGAACCGTTGACCGATCTGATCGCAAGATAAATCTGGCTGTTCGTACGCCAACTCTTTTACGAGTGATACGTGCGCAAAGGTAACGCTGTTGCGATAATTTGATGCGCGTCTAGGCTTGGTGATCTCTCGCGTCATCAATTTTAGAGCCTTGCGTATCGTCTCTTGCTGGTCGTAATTTCGTTCCAGCAGTTCCTCTAAAATTCGCCGTGCTTCGGGTATGTTACTTGCCATTTTGGTTCACCTCTACAGCTTCCCAACCAGCCCCAACGTACCCAGCTATATCGCACCATGTATCGAATTTAGTAGGCGAGGTAGTCATGCGACTTAGCTTTACTGCCATCATGGTCATGGCGACTTGTGCGCAGCTTATTGCTAGGTCTTCTTTTAATACTGGCCTAAGAAGGATGGTCATCATATCCGCAATGTCTTGGAAGTTCTCAGCGGGTTCGCCATACTCTTCATTTCGGTCTGCATTTATAATCTTAATCGCTTCCGTTAATGGAAGGTCGCGTGCTTTAGACATAAGTATGCTTCCCTAATCTGATGGTGTCTATTTCAAGTTGGGTGGCTCGGCATTTCAATTCGACAAGCCGCTCTTTTTCGTGCCGCAATTTCGTACGCGCTCGATGTACGTCATCTGGGTCTACGGTATCGAGAGCGTTAAGGCGTTCGAAAATGCTTTCGATCTCCGCTTCCTTGCGTATGATTTCTTGGCGAACAATGCTCAGTTCGTTTAGGGTGTCCATTAAGTTTTCTCCGTGGGTCTGAACATTTCGTATTTATCGCAGGGCTCGAATGCGTCTCTGTTGGTTAGGGTGCATGTCCACCCACCATCTTTGTTGGCAAAACTTTTAGAGCATTGGTGACAGGCGGGAGTTACGTCTGGGATTTCCCAGCAACTTTTCCTTTTAAAGCACGACTTGCAGTTCCAGCTTTCGGGCTCAGTTGCGCAACGTCCCGCCTGTCCATCAAGCGTAGCCTGTATCTTAATATACATTCCGTCCCATTCTTCTTGATCGAACGAGACGATTTCACAGTGATATTGAGAGTTATTTTTACAATAAGATACAAACAAACTGCGCTCAATTCGCATCATCGCCATCATCATTGTCATCTGGCGATAATATTTCCTATGCGAAACTTTTACACCATAGGAAACAAACTTCTTAAAGTTAGCATCATTCATGCTTTTGATTTCGAGGATCATCGGTCCTGTACCGTCCTCAAAATCTGCGAGCCCATCAGTGTTACATACGACATGCCCACCAAGCCATTCGGCTCGGTGCTGCCTGCCAGTAACTTCATCCTTTTCGTACACCCTCAAGTCAGCTTTGCTCTTCAAGTCTCGAACAACCCAGTCTTCGATCCTGTGTCCCGCAAAGAATATTCTTTTCAGTTGTGGGTCAGGATCAACATCTGGGAACCCGCGTAAGGACAGGGCCATCTGTGCAATGCATTCGGTGCCAGCCATCGACGCGCCAATGTATGATCTTGCTACGCCACGATCTTCAGCAGCGTAACCATCATCAATAGCTTTCAATAGCTTTTCGGCTTGGGGGTGTACTGGGTGCATCAGAACGGAATTTCATCGTCCAGAGGATCGGCGGTTGCTTCCGACGCACCATCTTTTGTCACTGCGGGTGGCATGAAATTATAGTTCACCTTCAAGTTAGTCTTACCATTGTATTCCTCTTCCTTGACGTGGACACCCACGCGCTTGCCTTTAAAGAAGTCTGGTGACGGCGCTATTTTTCCGTCGCCACCACAGATCACAATAAGCTCCTTCAGTTGCTTGAGACCAATCTCTTGCGCTTGCGGAGAGCTACCGTGAAATACATAAATCCATTGGCGAATGCTTCCAGCATCTCCGACGTATGTGAGGTTCAGTGTTGCCGTATTCTTGGCGTCGTTGCGTTCAATAGCCGCTTCGGTAATTTTAGTAACATGCCGACCGACTGGAAGTATCGCTGCAATCTTCTTTACTTCGACACCGGACAGGTCCATGCCCTCTAGTCCTAAAAATTCACTCATTGGTTGTTGCTCCATTTCCATTATATTTTGCGAACTCTGCGTTCGTCATGTAGATACGTTCGATCAAATCAGTTACGTCATCACACTCTTCGAAAGGTGCAAGACGGCGGTGTGGGTCGCGGGTCTTGCCGTGCCATCCATTGACTTGATCTGTGACTAAGTAACGGCGAACCGCCATCTTACCGTTTTGCTCGGACGTTTTCCGCACAAGGCAAAACACATTGTCATAAAGGGCAGGGATAAGTTTCTGCACTTTCTTCTGAACCATCATAGGCCAGTAGTTGTTTACACCATTGTCATCGCTTTCTTCAGCGGCGAGAGCGGTAATAAGAACGTGCATCTTAAGATCACGTACCCACTTCAATGCAGCGGTTATCTTCCGTTCGTAGATACTCCACTTCTCAAACCCGTTCTTCGCATCGGGTCCAAGTTCAAACTCAACATCTGCAAAGCACTTCTGTGAAAGTTCGGTGGCGCTGTCGATAGCAATCCAATTATACCCAGCCTTCTTAAAGTCGTCTGACATTACGAACTGGGTAAGTTGACGAAAGCTGTACTCACCTTCCTTGGGTGTACGATCAAAGGTCGAGAAGGGAAGGTAGTCGCATTCCAAATCTGAGATTGATGACAGGCCACTTTCTCCTGAGAGGATCATGCCTTTGCCAAAGCGCTTTGCGTAATTCGCACATTGGGTTGTCTTTCCAGACCCGTGCATCCCATAAACGAGTGTCTTGGATGCACCCTTCACGCTGATGTCGTTAGTTTTTAGAGGGGTAATATTCATCCTTGCACCTTTATTGTTGCCGCACCACATCCGATTGTGAGCGCCTGTTTTAAAACTTGCTGTACGTTTTCGGGGGCTGCATCCAGCTTCTTACGATCAACCGTAAAGCTCTGTGAAACACAGTCGGGCAGGCCGCTGGCTTCGTAAGTGGACTTGAGCATCTTCTTATCCCAAGTCAGCTTCTCAGGAACGCGAACAATTAGCGTTCTTCCGTCATCCATTTCGATAGACCATTCGCCCACTTCTTCGGGTAGGTCCGAAACAAGAATTTGTTTTATGTAATCCAATTTAATTTTGGAAATTTCTAGTTGCGATAGGCAGTCTGCGTATTGCGCAGCAGCTTCCTTCAATCGCGTATCTTTCGGGGTGACTGGCGTTGGTAGCCAGGTCTCTCCGAAAATTAAGCCGTCGTCCGACATGGTGTGTGATCCTTTGAGATTTAAATTTAAAAGTAAGTTGTGCGTGAGTAGTGTATATGATACGTCGAAAGTTGTTGCAATAGGAAAAAACAATGCACTTTGAAATTGACGAACTTATTCAAGACTTAGGTGGCGCTGCGTACGTGGCGCGTCGGCTCAACATTTGTCGGACCATACCTTACGGCTGGATCAGGCGCGATTTCATTAGTTCCACTTACCTTTCACAAATCAAAACAGTTTGGCCTCGGCTGGACCTGAACAAATATTTCAAAACGGAGTTGATGAATGTCGGAAAATCTAAACGCGGCCCTAGAACTTCTGGATCGAGGGTGGGCGGTAATCCCGATCTTACCAGAGACGAAGAGACCAGCAGTTAAGTGGGGTCACTACTGTGATACCCTCACTCTACCTACAGAAGATGAAGTCACTGAATGGTTTGAGCGTTGGACGGACGCGAGTATAGCTGTGATAACAGGGCCGCTGTCCGGCCTTGTTATAGTAGACTGTGACAACGCCGAGGCGCTTGTGGAAGCTGAACGCCTTGGCATGACGAAAACCCCATTCAAAGTAAGAACTAAAAAGGGCTGGCATTTTTACTTCCAGTTCCCAAAAGGTTCCGAGTGGATAAAGAACAGGGTAGGGGGCGACGGCAATGATGTAGACTGGCCGCGTTGCGACGGTCTGGATTTGCGTGGCTCCAAGGGATACGCCGTTGCTCCACCGTCCAAGAATTACCAATGGGTAATAAGCGAGGGCGCAGACTTAGATGATCTTCCGATCTACACGCCACCGAAAATAACCCCATTAGTACGTGCTAATAATGTCGTTAATCTGAACGAGTGGAAGTTTGAGGGCATGTCGCTCGCAGATGTTAAGTTATCGCAGCCCATATGGGATCGTACGAAAGAACTTGTTGATCGCATTGGTAAGCTGCCAGAGGGCGGGGGCAACGGTAGAGATGATCGCTTGTACAAGTATATCTCTTCTCTTGCGGGTCAGGGGCTTGGCATCGAAGGTCTCACGTCAGGTGCCTTAGAGTTTATGGAAGCATTCTTTCAAAGCAATGTGGAGCAAGGCAAGGTTGCTCAGATGTGTGAACGTGCTCTTGAGAATGAAATTCGCAAGGGCAATCTCCCTATGGACCTAGAGCCAGAAGAGGAAGAGAAGCCAAGAAAGTATAAGCCCATAACGACAGCAGACCTTGATGGCTTACGTGAATACGTAGCGGGTATGGAGTTCTACATAGACCCTATAGTCCCCACCAAAGGTACTATACTTCAAGTTTTCGGATACTCAGGCCACGGCAAGTCTATGTTCGTACGCCACCTATTATACGCAGCAGCAGCGGGCCAACACAGGTTCGGTCCTTTCGACTTAGGAAAGAAGTCTCGCGTACTGTACTTTGATTTCGAGAACAGCCGAGCAAACATAGCCAACTTCCTTGATCGCAGTAAACGCAGCTTCGGTGACGCTGGCGAGGACTTTATGATCTGGGCTCCGTTTCATGACGACAGGTCAATGAACCTCATGACCGAGGAAGGCATTTCTAATTTGCAGTCGTGGATCAAAGCGGTACGCCCCACCCATATTGTGATTGATACGATCAGGAGCGCGTTCCCTGGCCTACAAGAAAACAGTGCGGAACAATGGAGCCACATCAACCAGCTTTGTCTGAAGATGCGCAACGCTGGACTGGCCGTGTGGTTACTACATCATAGTAACAAGCCAAGCGAAGGCACAGCTTCGGGTCGCGAGGCGGGTAGTTCCAATCAGCTTACTGTACTTGAGACCCAGATAAAAATTACGCAAGTGTTCTGGGATAAGGAGACTGCCGAGGTGAAGGCTGGAATATATGATGGTGATATAACCAACTCTCCATTCCCAAGCCTGTCAATGTCACCAGCTATCAGCGACCAAGAACGTCTCGACGTTATGATGCAAGTGCGCTTCGGTAAGGTCAGGGAGTGGTCCGATGCTCACGAGCCGTTTTACAATCTGGCGTTCGCAAGTCACATGACGGATGATACCGTTCGTATCGTATCAGGGAAGACAGCCAAGCAACGGGCTATGACTTTTGCACAGCAATGGGTTGACGCTCATGGAGTGACAAGGCCAGCTCTTTCTGATGTCGAGATATCCAGCCGAGTTGGCCGTCCTGTAAGCACCATTGCTGAATGGACTTCCAAGTTTCGTGATGCAGCTCCAAGCTACATTTCTAACGCTCAATAGAAAAAACCCACGACGTAGTTGATACCTAGCGTCGTGGGAGTTAGCCGTACTAATGTTTGTCTGGGAGGAAGAAACATTCGTGGGACGTACGACAACTTTAGTTTAGCTTTCGTACAAAAAAAATCAAAGGAAATATTCGTAGACTTCCCGTATTCAGAAACGATAAAATCCTGCCTACAGCTTAACGTCTACCTGCTTTCACACCAACTCACGGAGTGAGTAGGTGTTCACTTAGTCGCCTACAGTAAACACGATTTTATCGTCTTTGTCGGAAAAGTCAATAGGTACGCATATATTATTTAACGTCTAAAGTTGTGCTTACGAAACTTACGTGTTAAATACGCTACAAAAGTAGTGTTAGGATCGTACTTTGTCACGTAAGGTACAGCTATCTAAGGACGATTTGTCTTGGTTACAGAGTGAACACAGCAGCAACTCCCATGCTGAGATCGCTGCACGATTGGGCGTGTGCGTAGATACCGCCAAGAGAATTTTAATGAGGGAAAATTTACAATACTTCCCTGGTGCAAAATATCAAACAAAGCCCAAACCAAAAACTTGGACGAGAGGATGCATCGTTTGCGGTAATACTGAGCTCCGCACAATGTACCAGTACAAGTGCGATGCTTGTACTGAAAGGGAAGCCGAGGCTTCTCGACAGTCGATATGCGATGACAGCATTCGAAAACAACCACGCAAACTGGAGATACCGTTCTAATGGGCAACCCACAAAAAGCTAAAGGCGACAAGTACGAAGTCGATCTCGCACACTACTTCAACGACAACGTGTTCAAAGAAGAGCGCTGCCAACGTGCGCCACTTAGCGGCGGCGGAAAGGTAGGTCTTCACGCGGGTGGAGCTGATCTATTGGGCACGCCTTGCGTATTTGTAGAGGCCAAACGGGTAGAGCGCCTTAACGTACGAGACGCGATGCGCCAAGCGGAGCGCAACATCGACCAGACCAGATCATCTGAAGCGCCCGTAGTCATTACGAGAAGGAACCACGAGGCGCTGGAAGATAGTCTTGTCATCATGCGCCTAAAGGACTGGAAGGAAATGTACATTACGTACCTTACTTCTGAAGGTTTCCTGTAGTCGGACGACGTTAAGGTTAAGAAACGATAAACATAAATATCAAACGCAAACTTACTATCACAACTGACTAAATCTGAGGGCTGGTCGCCGTCAAATAGGGTTGAATAGATATGATAGAAGTTCTTGCGTTAGCGGGCGCGGTAACAAAGGTTGCCACCACAATTTCTGCGGCTGTTAAAGCGGGCAAAGACGTTGGCCAGATACTACCTCAGTTTGGAAAGCTGGCAAAGCTAGAAGCTGACATTAGCCTTGCCGAACGAGGACGGCACAAAGGGCCGCTGGGTCGTCTGACTTCTTCGGAAGAAGAGGGCTTTGCCATCGCGACCGCCAAGATAAAACACAAAGAAGCTATGTCAGATTTACGCTCCGCTTGTAGGTTATACGGTCCTCCAGGGATGTGGGATACAGTCGTACGAGAGCAGGCTGCCGCAAGAAAGAGACGTAAGGATGCAATCGAAGCGCAATCAAAAAAAAGAGACAGTATTTTTTGGGCTCTGTCTGTCCTTCTGGGTGTGATAATCTTTGGGTGCGGTGGGGCTTTGTTGCTTTACGGAGCGTCAAAGGTCGCTGAGTTGTAGTGTATCTTACGTAAGCGGGCAGTTCCGCTGGGGCTCCACTGCCTGTATGAATGTAGTCTTTAGGACGACAGTTCTACCCTAAACAACTATGTTCATTATAAATATGACTGATGCGGAATGGTGCTATGAATGAACATATCTATACTCTGATTATAGCGCTTACAGGATCGGCAGGCTTCTGGTCGTTTGTGAATATGTATCAGAAGAATAAAACCAATATTACGAGTGAGTATTCCCAGACATTGAAGAGCCAAGTAGACGGACTTGCCAAACGCCTTGACGCTAAGGACGTTAAGATAGAGCAGCTATTGAATGAAATAGCTAACCTTAGATCCGAACTATCGACAGCCAA